TCGGCCTCGAGCTCCTGGCTGCTCGCCTGCGCCAGTTTCGCCTTCGGGAACTCCCGCTGGAAGCGGTCCTCCGGGTAGTCGGACCACTTGAACGCCCAGTCGCCGTCGCACGCATCGGGTTCCTGCGCGAACGGGTCCACCATCACCTTGCTCTGGTCGAGAATCCGGCGCACCCGCAGCTCCTGGTCGAACGGCTGCGCGGGGTCATCCGACCACGCCTTGCACACCTCGTAGAACCCGCGCCCGCACTTCACCGCCCGCTCATACGCCCAGTCCCGCGCCAACTGCGCTCGCGACTGCACCTGAATATGCCGAATCAGCCCCTGCCGAATCTCGGCGTCCTCAACAGAGGCGTCCCCGGTCGGGCTGATGGTGATGCCGAGGTCGGCATTCTTCTGCTGGTTGATGATCTGCTGGACGGGCTGGTCAATCTGGCTGATGGTCAGCATCGGCCGCGCGCCGGGGTTCGTGTCCCCGCCGGGATTCGCGCCTTCGCGGGACCGCTTCACCCACGCGGGCCACTGGTCGCCGCTCTCGAAGGTCAGCGCGGCCAGTTCCCGGTCCGCTTGCGCCTTCGTGGCGTCGTCGCCGACCTTGAACCGCTTCAGGGCTTGCTCGAGCTTCTTCGGCTTCTGCGAGGGGTCTTTGCTCACGCGGGATACCACTCGCGGTCCGGCAGCGATTCAAAGGCGATCTCGCCGCGCACCACGGCGGAGGCTTCGTCCCAGCTACAGTCCCCGACATAGCCTCGCAGGCTGTCCACATACCCGCGCCAGTGGCGATACCAACACGGGAGGCAAAACACCGGAATGGTGCCCAGTGGATTCGTCACGCAGGCCCAGCGACCGCACTCGCAGCGATACCGAGTCGCCATCAATGCACCCGTCCGTCCGGTCCCATCGGCGCCCCGTCATCCACGCGCACAATGTCGCGCACCAGTTGGTCGACATCGATCGCGGACTCAGCCTGTGCGTCGGCCTGCTGCGCGAGGAGCACACCCAGTTCTTCCTTCAGGTTGCCGTGGCCCGCGTGGTGCTCGAAATAGGCCCACATCGCGTCCATCACCCCCGGCTGCACCTGGAGGCCGCGGAACTCGCGCTCGAACGCGCGCCAGAAGGTATAGCGGCCCCCCAGCACCACCTTCAGCAGGTAGCGCCGGTTGTTGGCAATCTCGTGGAACAGGGTTTTGACGGCGAGGTAGGCGTCGAGCTGCCGCAGGGTATCAACGGCAGACGAGGAGACAGGCGATTGAGGAGTACGCGCCATGTCAGGGTGTGTAGGAAGTATCCACATCCCTGACGCAGTGTCAACCGTTTGACGATGTCAGACGTTTGACGGTGCGGCCTCGTCCTCGTCGGTGATCGTGTCGACGTAGTCGACCGCCCGCACCGGATGGCCGCAGCCGTGGCAGAAGTCCGTCCGGTTCTCCTTCGGCCCGTCGTTGATGAACTCCCAGCACCGGCCACACGCCGTCGACCACTGCCCGTCCATGTCCTGCGTCCATGTGCATGGCTCGGCCATCTTCAGGACACCCTCCAGCAGGCGTGCGCGTTGCTGCTGTGCTTCGTCCCGTTCTGCTTTGATCGCCGTCAGCGCGTCGCGCAGGTCACAGAAGTCGTTCAAGGTCGGCATATGCAGGAGCGGCGGCGCGTCGTCCTTCATGTCATCCATCCCCTCTCATCCCAACCACCCATGATCATGCTGGCCGCTGCCGTAGAGGCCGGTCTGGTGCCGCGGCTTCACCTTCTCCTTCGGCGTCTGCTGGCTCACCGCCAGGTAGCGCCACGCGTCTGCGGCGTGTGAGGCCCAATTATGGACAGGCGTCGCCTTGAACTCGTTGAGCCTAGTGTTGTAGTCCCTTCGGTAGTGCTGCAGCGCCTCGAGGCCGGCCGAGCACCGCCCCTCATCGAACCAGCAGCGCGGGAACAGCATCCGGGCGGCATGAATGCCGTCCTCGACGCCAATCTGCGGCACGATCTTGAAATTGATGCCCAGCGAGCGCGCCACCTCAAGCCGGCTGCGTCCCGTCCCTAGCTCTTTGACTTCGATGTCGAACGGCGCCCAGTGCTGCCGGTAGGTGTAGCCCTTGGCTGACAGCATCTGCGCGTAGTGCGGTAAGCCTTCGCCGCTGGCTTCGTAGTAGTCCACGACTCGAAGCTCACCTGAACGCAAAGACTGGGAGAACCAGATGGCTGTGGCGTCTCCCACGCCGAGATCCCAGTGGGTATCCACCGGGAGGATCGGGTCCACGGGAACGCGGCCGATACGGCCGCCATCACGCGCCCCTGCCAACTCTCCGGCGTATATGGCGCCCTTGACCGACGCTTCAAAACTGCACTCGTATTCTTGGGCATACTCGTCCGCAGTCATGTCCTTGGCGGCCAGCGCCAGCTCCGACGCCGGGATGATGCCGGTCTGACTGGCTTTGAACTCGGCGTAATACCAGGCGGGGTCGTGCTTGGCCTGCTGCACGGTCTCATAGAACTGGTTCTTGCCAGCCGGGGTTCCCAAAAACAGCGCCCACCCGCTGTAGTCGCTGAGTGACGGCCGCAGAATCTCGCTGTAGATGTTCGGCGGCTGCTCCCCAAACTCATCGAACACCACGCCGTCCCAGTAGCCGCCACGAAACGCTTGCGGGTTGTCCGCGCCGAACAGCCGCACGTAGCCCCCATGCGGGAAGGTCACCTTCAGCTCGGAGACCATCGCCACGGCGCCGGGGATGGCCTGCGTGTAGTAGGTCAGGTATTCCCATGCGGCGGTCTTGGCTTGGCCGAGGAAGGGCGCGATGAAGGCGTAGCGCGGGACGGGATGCGGCCGTTTGTTCTCGAGGCAGCAGACGATCAGGTGCATCACCGCGCACACAGTTTTTCCGAATCTACGATGCGCCACCACCGCGCCGAAGCGGTGCTTGTCCATGCCGCGGTGAATCTCGACGGCGTGCGGGCGCGGCTCGTAGTTCAGGGTGACGACGGGCATGTGTCCAGCCTGTGGTGAGGGGTCATTTGGCGGGGCTTTTCAGCGTCCATCCCGCCAGCCGGCCAAGCCAATCGCGAGCATGGCCCCGGCGACGACGAGCACCAGGACGGTGACCGTGATTACCACGGGCGGCGCACTTCGATGATGAGCGGGCCGCCATCGCCGCCGGTGACCGCCACGGGCTGCGCGGCTTTGCCTTCGGTGCGGTCGAACACTTCGCGCACGGCCTGCATCTGCACGGTGGGGAACTCCTCGCGGGCCAGCAGGGTATCGAGCACCACGAAGGCTTGCGGCTGGCGTTGCAGGAACCGCTCGCGGGCCGAAGCGAGCACTTGTGGCGCGGCGCCTCCGTGCATCCGGCAGACGGTGCCGCCGGCAATGGCCGGCATCGGGCAGGGCTTGCCGGTGCGCTTACTGTGCGCGGTGCAGCGAACGCCTCGCCCGATACCCGAGGGCGGAAGGGCTAAGGGGTCCGGTTGGGCCAAGTGGTCCCGCGCTTTGATAGGCCCACGCGGGGCATGTTTACTCATGCGTCAGCCTTTGTCCGACAGAATGAACCGCACCGCGTAACATGTTCGCGCTTTGACGCGATTATGGGACAGAACTACGTAACTTTGACGCGTGTTTGGTCCCATTAGGACTCTTTCCGCCAGACGATGGACAGGGGCGGCGCGGTGACTTCACCCTGGTCGATGCCCGCGATGGCGAGGGCGCAGATAGCCGAGATGGCCGTGAGCAGCCCACTCAGCAGGATGAGGCTATCGTCGCCTTCGGCATAGGCGCGGTCCGAGGCGCGTTGGGACGCCTGCTGAATGGCGACAAACTCGCGGCGCACGTCTCGCTCAGTCATCCGGTGCCTTCCGCTTGCGGCCTTTCGGCCATCCGCCTTTCTTCGCGTTCGCGCGAGCGGCTTTCGTTTTCGCGGCCGACTTGGCTTGGCCGCCGAGTCTCCCGAGCGCGACGGCGGCGGGATGCTTCGCCATCAGCGTCCCTCCTCGTCGTTGAGGAGCGACAGCGCGGCGCGGTTCGCCGCCAGCAGGGCATCAATGGCGACCCGCTGCGCCTCATTGGCGGCATGAGTCATGGTTGCCACGGACTGCAAGTCCACTATGAGCTGGTCAAAGGCATCACTGCCGGTGCGGAGCGCCCGAGCCACCGCGTCGTGCTGGTTGAGAATCTCGGTCAGCCGGGCACGCCCCTGCGCGTCCATTAGCGCACCTGTCCGTAAGCGACGGCCAACTTCACCGCCGCGAGATGCGCCTGATTGTCGAACCCGTAGGGGTAGGTCTCCGTCGTCGCCAATACCCGTCCATTCCGCGAGACCACTTCGCCCACGACGCCGAACTTCTGGCCGACTTCCCGTGTGCGAATCGTCACGACCTGGCCTGTCTGCGTTTCAATCGTCATCTCGTCTCTCCCCGTCGGTGGGCGTCAGTGCCGACCCGATGAGAAGATAATACCGAACCGCTTGGCTTGTGTCAACATCTAAATCGGCGGCAGCGAATAAATCGCGCGCAGCTCATTAATGTGCTTCGTGTAGGACTCGTCCCACGTCAACCCGCCGCAGCAGTAGTCCCACTGGCAGCGCATCGACTGGACCGCAATCATGCCGGGGTCAATGGGGCTGGATGTCTGGTTGTAGACCTCGTTACAGGCCGAGCCAAACGCCACCGCCTGGTTGTCGTCGTAGGGCGGGCAGCCGCTCGAGGGCGGGTCGGGTTCGTCGATGTCCGGCGCCCCGCCGATGATGTCGCGGCCCTCGACGTGCTCGTAGATTTGCCCGGTGATGTCCTGACTGTCCGGGTTCTGGTTCAGGCTGGGCGAGCCGGTTCCTGCAGCGGACAACATGTCCCAGACGAGGAGCGTGGCACCTTGCTGTTGCGCGAGGCCGTCCTTACTGATGGGCCGATTCGGGTCCGCACGTTTCGAGCCGTAGGTGGTGCCGTGCTCGAAGACAATCTGGGAGACGAGGCCGAGCGTCCACTGACGGGCCTGGTCTTCGGCGGCTGGGCCTTCGGGCATCGTCCACAGGGGGAAGGTCTCGACGTAGCGGTCTCGAGTGGCAAGCACGGCGCTCGGGAGTTTCATTCGGGTGCTCCTTCGGTTGTTGCGACATCGGCCAGTAGTTCAGCCATGTAGTTGACGCGGTTGCTGTCATCGCGCAGGCGACTCTCGGCAAAGCGTGTCACCACCGTCTCGTAGTCCGCTGTGCAGAGCAGGAACAGGTCATTGAACAGCGATTGCTGGCGTGCGTTCGCCTGCTCCAGCGCCTCGCACCGTGCGGTGAGGGTGGTTACAGCGCCAAGGAGTTGGTCGATGCAGTGTTCGGGTTCGGCCCAACCGCACCGTTTACATGAGCCGTAGCCGTAGTCCTCCGGCTTCTTCGGCACGTATTCAGGGCATGGCTCACCACCGTTCGTTCGACGGGCTTTGATGCGCTGAACGAGGGTCTGTTCACGCATGGGGGAGGGACTCCTTTGGCTGTCTCGGAGGGGACAGGGCAGCGTCGATGCCGCAGTTACATACCGCGTCCACCCTTGGCACGTAGTAGCCAAGTCCCACCCCCTTCGGACACGTCGCAGGATGCTTTCCCCACTTCACCAGCGCCTCTCGCATCCGCTCCTGATCGGCCAATAGTTGAGTCACTTGTCGCCCTGCGTCTACGCCACGGGCGAGCGCGTCGTGAATCTCGCGGTCAGCCCGTGAGTAGTTCACCTCGCCACCGGTTTCACTCTGGAGTGTGGCGATTGCCAGCGAACAGTCAGCGGATACCCCGTCACCGTCATACGTGCCGATGATTTCCTTCAGCAAGTCCCGCTCGGCTTCTACCTCAGAGAGACGCTGCTGTAATTCCACGATGATTGCTTCCTGGTCCGTAAACTTCCACGATCCCATCAGAACACCGCCTCTCAACCTGAAGACTTGCGAGGGCCGCGCTTCTTGCCTTTGGGCCATCCTCCGCGCTTCGCGTTCTCGCGAGCTGCTTTCGTCTTGGCGTCTGACTTCGCACGACCACCGAGTTTTCCGAGGGCCATCGCCGCGGGATTCTTCCGCGCCATCAGCGCCTCAACTTGTGGTGTAAGGGATTGATGAACCGCGATCGGATCGCCTTGGCCACTGCCGCGATCACCGCGCTTTCGGAGTCGTCGCGTAGATGGCTGACATAATCCGCGATCGCTTCCACGATGTCATCCCGATCCGCGACCAACTCGGCGCAACGCGCACGCAGTTCGGTGAGTTCAGCATCAAGCACATCTCTTCGGTCGAGGCTCCGCAAAACGGCGGCATTGGCCTTAGCGAGTGGCGATTCTCGTCTTGGAACCGCGTCAACGTAGTCGCCTACGGACGTGCGCGCCTCTTGTAGCAACACAACCGCATCTGTGAGCCGCCCATCAGCAGGGAGATCTTCGACGGCCTGTATGGCCGTAAAAATGGCGCGCTCAGCCACGGTCATCGTGTCAAGCCGACACCTGCGCGGGATGGTTTCGCTCATTTGAGTTCCGCCACGGGAATCATCATCATGCGACCATACGGCGCGTCGTTGCGCGTTCCAACCACACTCACCTTACCGTTTACAACGATGGGCTGATGCCAGTAATCGCCTCGCACCACGTAGGTTTTCCCAGTGGTTGCTCGGTTGACCAGTTGCCCCTCGCGCAAATCTTTGATGTCCATACAGAGATAATATCCAACCGCTTCGTTATTGTCAACAGGTATTTTCAGAACACCGCCTCTATGGCTTCATCCGCACTTCGCGGATCGTGATGCCGTATTCCGCCACCATGTGCTTCTGCTTCATTCGGTACGTCGGCGTGCGGACACCCTTCACATCTTCGATGACATCGCGCCAGGGCAACTGATGCGCGCCCGAGACACGCTCCTCGTAGCGGAAGTCCGCCACGTAGGTCGCCACCTTCACCCCGCCGACATGCAGATCGAACCGCGGCTGGAGTTCAAGGTTCCTAATCTCGCCAGCCATCCCAATCAGCAGTAAGTCCTGATAGCGCCGCGCTTCAGCCTTCGACGCGAACCGAAAGCCATGCACCGTCGTCGCCACAGCTTGATATTTGTGCCCGCCGCCTGCGCGTCGTCGGAATCCCATCAGGCGGTCAACTCCCAGTCTGCGACGTGGCCCCACTGGTCGGCCATCGCGGCGGCAATGCCGACGAAGGTTCTCGATCGGTTCTTCCAACGGTCTGGTCCGGGCGGTTCTCGATGCACACGCGCGTGCCGTCCGTCCACGATCTGCGTGGGCACCAGGCGCGGCAGCGACTTCAACCACAGACAGGTGCGCTTCACCTCTCCGTGCCCGAACTGCCACGGCTCGATGATCTGGTCCGCGTGGCGGATGTGCGTCGAGATGATGCTCACCGGGTTCTCGAGACAGATCCGCGGCACCGGAGCGGCCAGCAGATCTCGCACGAAGTCGAGCGCCGCGGTCTGTTCCGTGCGCTTCTCCGTGAACCACCGCGCCCCGCTCACCGCGAGATGCGTGCAAGGCGGATGGGCGATGAGGAGATCCCAGCAGCCCTCGTGCAGGAGATCGCGCACATCGCCCTGATAGTGCGGCCCCGGCGCCTCGCTGGGCAACAGGTCGCAGCTCAGGGCACCATGCCCCGCCGCGCGGAAAGCATCCCGCACCACGCCCGAGAACTCGCAGGCCACCAGCACTCTCACGCGCACCGCCGATACAGCAACGCCGGCCGTCCCGCGCGTCCACTGCGATACGTGGTGCGCTCCACGAGCCCGAGGTCGATCAGCCGCGCGAGGGCGTCCATGCAGGCATAGGCGCCCATCCGGCACGCCTGGATCACTTGCGCCTGATTGAGCTGGCGACGGGTCTCCAGCACCGCGAGCACGCGCGATTCGTCCGTCATCGGTCGCCCCACCGGCTGAACCCCTTCGGCTTCGGAGCGGTCTTGCCGGCGGCGGCGTAGTCGTCAGGCTGTGCCACGCGGGCGAGGTCCGATCGACGCTGATACCCACGCGCGCAGTCCAGGCAGGGCTGGACGTATGCATGTCCGGGTGAGCACTGACCCTTACCCGTCCAGTCGTCGCTATGCGCGCCGGGGACCCGAAACGGACGCCCGCACGGGGTCTGTGGCGTGCAGACGCGGGGCTGCCAGCCTGAGTCGCTGCAGGTCTCGCAGTGGTAGTGCCACTCGCGGCCCTTAACCGGCCACTTCTCGCGCAGCATCCGGCCGGTGGTGGTGGCGATGGCGGCGTCCGTGGCACCGGCCTCGCGCAGGGTGATTCTGACCGCCAGAATGTCCTTCAGGACGCTCGAAAGTTTGCCGACGAAGGGGTCTGTTTCGCGCCTCACGCGTGCCTCCGTTTGGCTTCCCACTGCGCCAACCGGTCGTCGCACCAGCTCGCCCGCGTGACAAAAATGCGAAAGGTTCTCGCCGTCGTGGAGACCCAGTCGTCGTCCGTCGTCAGGAAAATATCGATGAGTTTTCCCAGCCGTTCGTCGTCCCAGGTGCGGCACAACTCACACGCTTGCGTCCAGTCGAGATTAGCCCCTAACTGTAAGTGTTTCGCGCCTTTACGGTGTTTCGTATACCGCTCGCCGTAGGTCTCGAGCAAGGCGGCGGCGCGGTCAGCGATCTCAGAGTCTGGCGGCGACAGCATCGGCTGCGGACGAGGCGCTGATGGTTTCCCCTCAGACTCCCCTTCCGAGATCTTCGTCGTTGTGAGATCAGTACGTAACACCACGCCACTAGGAGTGTGCGCGTTACGTAACGCGTTACGTTCGGCGTGAGTAACGCTGTCTGTAACGCCGTTACGTATGCGGGAACGTAACGCCGCGACGCGCGCTTTCCCGCCCGCGCGTTTGTGCTGAATCACGTCCTTGGAATCGTTCCAGTCCAGGTAGTCGTGGACGATGAACACGTCGGCCTCTTCCCGCCAGAGTGCCTGCGTGATCAATCGCTGCGCGGTCTTGAATGCCGTGGGATTCGGCATGGCCGCCTTGACGATCACCCCATCCGTCAGATGCTCCTGCACGTAGGACAACCCCCACACCCACAGGCAGAAAGGATTCTTCCAGTCCACCAGCCCGACGAGCTTCGGATGACGGATGGCCCCGTCGTGAATGCGGACCCACGACATCAGGAAAACATCTCCATCTGTGTGGCGGGCGTCTCCCGTTTCAGCGTCTGCGGGACGAACCGATAGGCCGACTCGCGGACCTGGCCGTTCCACTCCACCGTGCCCAGCCCGTCCTGCTCGAACGCCTTCCGCGCGTCACTCGTCCGCGTGCGCCACGCACAGAAGCCGCCCACCTTCGCCAGCGTGCCGGCGTCAATCCAGACCCCCGGCCGCAACGCGAACAGCGCGATCACCGCGGCGGTCTTGCCCTGTCGGCGCAGAATCTCGTCCTTCATGCGCTCACCTGCTTCCTGAACCACTCCACCCACGGCGAGAGCGGCGTGACCGTCCTCGTCTCAGCCGGTTTCGGATACACATACACATGCCCGATCTTCTGGTCGTCGTCGGTTTCCGGCGGCTTCACCACCAGCGCCCGCAAGGCGTCGAGCCGCGTCATGCCCACCTCTGCCCGTGGTCGTCACCCAGATGGCAGGACCGGCACTTCAGCCGACACGCCTCCGGGTTGAAGCGGTCTTCCGGCGCCACCCGCCGCGCCCGCAGATGCGCCACATGCCCCGCCCGCGGGTCCAGCACGTCGAGCGTCCGCGTCAACGGGCCTGCCCCGCAGACCTCACACAGTCCCCGCGCCCGCATCCAGACGGCCGTCCGCATGGCCCTGGCGTGCCGCTGGCGACTCGTGAGCCGTGCGCGGCGACTGCTGCCCTTCGCCGGTTTGGGGACGGCCACGCCGTAGCCCATCGCCATCACGCCGCCTCCCCCGACTCGTCGTCACGCTCATCAGCCGCCGCATCCGCATCGGCCTGTGCCATGCGCTGCGCGTCGCAGTCCGCACAGACGAAGTCGAAATTGATCCCGCCGTCCTGGTGAAACTCGCGGCAGATCACTTCGGGAATGCCGTCGTAGTTCTCTTCCCACTCACCGGGGCAGACCGTTTTCGCGCCACAGTCCTGGCAGGGGTGGTGGTGGTAACCCGCGCGCCTCATCGTGCGCTCCACTTCTCCGTCGCCCACGCGGGCAACGGTTCGGCGTTGTGCTGCTGCAGCCACTGCGCGCACTGTGGACACGTCGGCTGCTGGTCGTCGGTCTCGCCGTGCTGTTCATTCACGAGCTGCCCACAGACCGCGCGCACGTTGCCGCGGCGGTCGGGAATCCGGTCACTGTCCGTGTAATGCGTCATGCGCTCTCTCCTGGCAATGGGATCACGCAGTGGTGCTCCGTGGCACTCCACCGGACCAGCCATTCCATGTAGTCGCTAAACTCTTTGGTCGTCAGCTTGGAACTCGACACGCGCGGCAGCTCGCGCCCGAACCGCTGGTCGTAGGTCGTGCCGAAGCACTCGCCCAGTAGCGCGTAATGCAGCCGATCGTGTTCGTGCTTGTCGTAGCCGAGACACTCCGCGAGCAGCGGATACGCCACACCCCACAACCAGGCGTTCTGGTCGTGACTGCGCTTCGACCGCTTCGGGCGAATGACGGCCTCGACGGCCTTGCCGTCCAACGCGTGCAGATGCTCGCGCAGTTTGTCGGACACGCCCGTATCCCACGCGAGATGCCCGTCCGTGATATGCCCGAGAAAAATAGGTGCGATGCTCATCGTGCTGCCCCCGCCGCGCCGACCCGCTGCCGTAACAACCACGCGCCGCTCAGAATTGAGCAGCCCACGTCGGCCACACGTCCGAGTTCCCCCTGCGTGTGAACAGCGGGCCGGCGCGGGGTCATGCGACTTTCTCCACCATCAACGCCTCGACCTGTTGCAGTTCGCGGTCACACTCCGAGAGAAACAACCGCACCGCGAGTTCGTGCGCGGCCAGGTCGATGTCCTTCGCGTAGAGGCGCACTACTTTGAGCCGCAACGGTTCGGGGAAGTCGGGATGAAACGAGGCGAAGTCCCACCATGCGCGCCCTGTCAGCCACAGCGAGTGATAAACCTGGAGCTTGTAGTCGTTGGGAATCTCGCCCTTCAGGTAATCGAGATGCGCGGCGGCGCCGGGGCACTTGATCTCCAGCCCGCCGTCGTCGTTGATCAATCCGTCTGGTGAGGCACCCGTGAGCAGCTCGTCGTGGATGACAAAGCCGACCTCGTCCACCAGCAGGCCGGATTCGACCTCATAGGCGCCCCGCGCCTCTGGCTCGAGTTGAATCCCTCGCTCCATTGCCGCGTTGCTGTAGCCATTCTCTTGCGACCGTCCCGTGAGGCGCTCCAGCACCAGGCGCAGCCGCAGGTTCCGGCGACTGGTCGAGAAGCCGCTTTTCGTCGTGGCGAACGCATCCCCAAGGCTCGAGGCGGTCAGCCGCCCCAGACGGGCGGCATACCACTCTGCGCTGCGCTGGTCACAGGTGAGGACCGTCACCGCGCCCCCGCCTTCGTCTTCAACGCCGCCCACTCGGCGCGTCGCTGGTTCATGGTGAACGCCTTGAACCGACGATCCGACTGCGCCCACGCCGCCTGCAGCGCCGCCGTGCCGGTGTCCGCGCACGCCACCATGTCCAGCCACCACGAGTCGAAGCCATCCGGCGCCCCCGGCACGAGTTCGCCCGTGAGCTCGTCCAACGTCTCAGGCTCGACCACCACCGGGCGCGGCCCGTGGCCGTTCCCGTTCGAGGGCCGGTCAGCCTGCGCCATCTCCTCCTGCGCGTAGAGGCCCGCCAACTGCCGCGGGAAGCCCTTGCGGAGCGCCAACGCCTCCGCGCACTTCGCGAGCATCGTGTGCGGCATCCGCGCCCACATGTGCGCCGCATCCGGCTTGTATTCGCTCCAGCGCGCCGTCGCCGTGAAGGCGCACCGCTGCCCCTGCACGATGCGCCACACCGTCACCGTCGCCGCCCAGTCGTCGGCCTTCTGCTTCCCGGTAAACGCGGCATCGTCGCTGCCGGCATACTCGCCGCTGTCAGCCGCACGCGTCCGCATGAAGTCGATGCCGATGACCGGCGTGTATTTGTTCCCGCGCTTCGTGAAGTGAATCAATCGGTCCAACGGGTGGACGCCCTGTCGCTGGCAGTCGTAGAAATACAGTTTCAGTTCGGCGTCCGTGGCACCCTTCGCGACGGTCTCTCGGACGAGCGCGACTTCGTCGGCGGTGACCGCGACGGACTGCGGCTGACGTTCGATGAGTGCAAGCGTCATGCGGTCCTCCGCTCGTCGGCCGTCTCGGGTTCGATCAGGTGCAGGTTCTCCATCCACATCCGGCAGCCCCAGCAGCCGAGTTCCGCCGGATCGATGCGGTGCTGTTCCGGCCACGTCCACGCGCCGCAGATCGCCTGCTGGCGTCCGAGGTCGTCGCGCTTCGTAAACGAGGGGAGGTAGTGGGTGCGGGTATCCATTACGCCGCTCCCTTCGTGTTCCGCCGGAAGCGCGCAATCTGCTGGAGGGTCGCCTCGCGCCGCTGCGCCTGTTCCCGCTGCTGCGCCCGCCGCGACGCGCGATGCGCCGCCCGAATCTCCCACTCCAGGCCAATCAGCACGGTGAGCTTCCAGACCACCAGCGCCGCCGCCAGCACGCCCGCCACGAACAGCAGCGGATGCGCGTTGAGCAAATCCGTGCCTGCCAAGAGAAAATCCAATCAGTCACCTCTCTTACCTTTCTGCAGTCACGCCCACGCACGCGTTCGCTCCATCCTAGGGAGCATGTTGACGACGACATCAGCGCGCTCCGCGTCCAAAGCTGCGCCGCGGTTGCAGCTCGCCCGCGAGATAGCGCGCGACGAGCACCCCACTCCACGCGCGATTGCCGATGCGCGGGAGAATTTCAAAGCGGTCGAAGTGGCCCGCGTCCACGAGCGCGTAGAACCGCGTGTGGCCGAAACGGAAGGCCCGCTGCATGTCGTCCGCGCTCATGCGGATCGGCAGCGTCTCACCGACCTGGAACGGGCGATGGTTGCCGTCACCCGCGCGCAGACCCTCCTGCGCCGCCGTCGGGACCGCCTCGCCGCGCTGCTTGAAGGGCGTCACTAGGACGCCTTCCTTCGACGCGGCGCTTTGTGCGCGTCCAGGTAGCGCCGAATCTTGAACAGCGTGCGGTCACCGGGGTGACGCTGCCCGTGCAGGAGTCGGTAGAGATGGCTGGAGTCCTTCAACCCGCACGCGTGCGCGAGGGCCGTATAGGTCAAGTCCAACTCCAGCCGGATCTGTTTGAGGTCGAGCAATTCATCAAGCATTGGCGTTAGAGCCAAACTCTATGACGGCATTGACGGCTATGTCAATACTTTATTTGGTAGGAGTCACGGCCTAATGTCGGGTTGGTCTAGCGCCAATAGCTACGAACACTTCACATTAGGTCAAGTGGAACCCAACAGCGCGCCGGGGTTTGATGCGTTTCTGGCCTTGTTGTCGGAGGCGGAAGCGTTGTTTGGCGGGGTGCAGCGACGCGTGGCCGATGCCTTGGACATCGACAACACGCGCTACAACAAAATGCGGTCAGGCAAGGCGTACACGCTCAACGTGGAAAATTGCCTGCGGCTCGCGCAGTTACTCGGACGCGCGCCGACAGAGGTGCTGCGCGCCGCTGGGAAAACCGCCATCGCGGATCAACTGGACGCCTACTACACCGCGCCGCAATACGCCCCGCTCCCTGGCGGGTATCTGGGCCGTCAACTTGTGGCGGAATGGGCGCGGCTTAACGACGCGGACCGCGCGTTGGTACTACGTGTAATGACCGCGTTCCGGCCGGCGCCTCAGGCGTCACCGGCCGCAGAGGAGCCGTCGCCATTGACCCAGCGACGATCCGCTCGAGCATCGCGGTGACCGTGGCCCGGTCAGGCCCATCGCACCGGAGAAACATGCGCGCGACGTATCGCGCGTCCGCAATATCACCGCGACTCTCACGCGCGTGTGTCGCCAGCCGGGAACTCGCCATGTGGGCACGCCTCGCTACGATCTATGTGGAGCCGATCTACGAGCCGTCTGCGACCCGCCAGTTGTCTGCCAGCAGACAATCTACCGACCGCCACGAGATGACGCAATGGTTTTGTACCGGACAGTTGTGTCGTCAGCGACTGTCCTACCTGTCCCTCTCTCTTCTGATGGAGATCTGCTGATGACGTGGACGGCTGTCCCCACGGTGCCGCCGCTGCGTGGCTGGAATCCCCGCGCGAAGACGGGTCTGCTGAACCCGCGCACGCCCGCCGTGCCCGCCACACTGAATCTCACGTTGGAGGAGTACTACGCCGCTGCTGCGGTCGTGGGACTGCTCTCGGCGCAACTGGACGAACCCGACATGGATTGGGTGGTGCAGTGGGCGCTGGACTGCGGCGAGCGCATGGGGCGTGAGGCACGCAAACGCCGCGAGATGCGCCGCCCCAAGCCGAAGAAGGTCTGAGCGATGGCGCACACGTTCCGCGCGACGACGAAGGTGCGCGGCCGACAAGTGCAGGAGACCTTCCCCATCGGCACACCGGATGCGGTCATCGCGGCGTGGAAGGCCCGCGTGCGGAATCAGATCGATCTCGGTCTGCCGAAGGCCCGCGCCGGGTCCCTCGCCGCGGATGTCCCGGTCTATCTCGCCACGCTGATCGACCGGCCTGCCCTCCTGAAGGAGCGCGAGCGGCAACTCGATTGGTGGACGCGACGACTCGGGCATCTCCCCCGCACGTCGATCACGGCGCCGATGATTGCCCGCGCGCTCGCGGAGCTGCGCCTCTCGCGCGCCGCCGGGACGTGCAATCACTACCGCACCGCGCTGTCGCATCTCTGGAGCACGCTGGACGGCAAGGCGGCGCCCAGTGTCCTGCGCGACGTGAAGACGCACACCGAACCGGACCCCGAACCGCGCGACCTGTCGCCGCGCACCATCGCGTTGATCCTCGAGGCGTGGCACAACCTGGGGCCACCCGTGAAAGGGCAGAAGCGCACCACGGTGAACCTCGCGAAGGTCGTGGCGACGGTGATGCTCCACACGGGGATTACGCCCGCCGAGATGCGGCGCCTGCGCCCACGGGACTTCCACCTCGAGGCCGCGAGCGTCTACCTGCAGCGCCGCATCAAGGGCAAGGGGATTGTGGGCGGCGAGTATCCGCTGTCCGCGGCTGGCGTGGCGGCGCTCGCGGCGTTCCGCAGTGCGGAACTGGTCGGGCGCCCCTTCTCCAGCAAGTCCGTGCGGCAGGGGTTCGTCAACGTCTGCCGGCGGCTGCTGCTGCGCGGTGACCTGGACGAGGCCACGCGGCAGGAGCTGGCGCGGGCACGCCCCTACGACCTGCGGCACACCTTCGGGACGTTCGTCCTCGAGCGCACCATGAACCTGAAAGTGACGCAGGAACTGATGCGCCACCGCTCGGCCAAGATGACCAAGCGGTATGTCGGCGGGCAGGTGATGCCCTACCTGCGCGCGGCGGTCAATCTGCTGGAGCCAGCCGACCGGCTGGCCGAAACCAGCGGCGACGACGACAAGTGATTGGAAAATAAGGACTTAACTGGCAGGCGTCCGTCTTCCATAGACCGCCTGATTACACCGCGAAATCCCTGCACAGTCAAGCACTTCCAGCGTTTTTCGGCCTGTTTTTGACCGTCGATCACAAAATCGTGATCGTACGAAACGCTCAATAAAATCCACTGTTTTCCACTGCGATTCGGAGGCCAGCCGGGGGAGGCCAGCCGTACCCTGAAGCGCACTTCAGGTGCCTCTTCCCGCCCGCCGCGAGGTCGGCTCAGACGGCATCGCCCCGGAGCGGGTGGCGGCGATGTTCCCACCCCTCCGAGTCGGCCTCGCGGCGCGGTCTACGTCGGGTCTATGTGAAAGGATCGGAGCAGCGCCTGGTCGTTCCGCGACAGGTGCCAGCCATCGACGGCGGTCCACATCGAGACGATCACCCACGGCGTGTCCCACGTCGTCTCCTTCCCGCACGTCGGACACTGCGAGGGGATGAGGCCCGCGCTCGTCACGCGCCCGCCACAGAGCCGACAAATCAGGATGACCGGCATCAGCGCACCTTCAGCCCGCCGATAAACGCCGCGACAGAAATCAGCGCCAGCTCCACGTAGCGATTGCCGAGGACGACGATGAGCGTCGGCTTCTTCTTCGCTTCGGCGGCCTGGTAGGCTTCGATCTGCGCGAGACGCGCGTTGATGGCGGCGAGCTGGGTCGTGACGGCGGCGAGGTCGAGCGGCGTCGACGGGCAGGGTTGCGCCGAGGCGGGAGACGCAGCCAGCCAGCAACACAGCAGGACGAGGCCCACGCGCATGGGCGCTAGGCCGTCACGCGCTCGCCAAGACGTAGGGCGTTACGTCGTCGATCGGGTACCCAGAAAGCGGAACGTCCGCGCTATCGGTGACGACCACCTTCAAAGACGGCGTCTGCGGCACGAATATCGGACCCGTGCTCTGCCCCGCCGCATTCGTGACGATGGGTTGCGTCCACGCCGCGCCGAGGTCGGAGTCGTGGAAGCCATCAGCGGGCGTGCTCGATCCAGCCTCATAGAGGTAGAGTTTCGCGCCCACAACGGGTTTTCCATCGGCGTCCACCGCATAGAAAAACGGATTCGCGAACAAGAGGGCTGCAGCCATCGTCGATCCTTATCTGTGGGAAGTGCCGTCTGCGGCACGGGGTCTGGTAACCTGCTGGGCTATGGCGTGGGTATTACTGGTATATGCCGTGACGTTGGTGTCTATCATCGGGGCGCTGGACCGCCAGCCGCGCCGCACCACGGGCCTCCTGACGACAGACCGCGTCGATATGCTCGTCGGTGTGGCCGGGGTGGTCGGGTTCATTCTATTGATCGCCAGCGTGATTCTCTGATAACGCCGCGAGCGCCAAGCGCGCCGCCGACGCGGGCGCCACCCCTGGCAGTTTCCCGATCCGATACGCCAGGATCGCCACTTGCGACACCACTTCAGGCCGCAGGAGGTAGCGAGCGCCAAGCCCCTTGGCCGCCGCCGTCCACGGGTCGCCGGTTCGCCCGTATTCCTCCCCGCCAAACCCCACCGATGCAATCGTCTTCACGCCATAGAGCGGGTTCTGGTTCGCATCACGCTCGACGGCTTGCCGGATGGCTTTCGCCGCGTCGAGCAGTTTGCTCTCGCGCGCATTCAATGGGGCAATGGCTGGCGCTCGCGCTTCCTCCGCGAGACGCAGCTCACGCGCACCCAGCTTCTCCGCTTCCTGCGCGGCTGACCGCTCCACACCGAAGGCATTTTTCCCGGCACTCGCACGCAGCGCCGTCTTCGTCTCGTCAGCCTTCGTCAGCGTGACCGGCGTCGGTCCCGGCTGGGCACCTGGAGGGAGACCCAAGGACGGATGCTTGTCGATGTTGTCCGCGACTTTCATCGCGGCCTCGAAATCCTCTGAGGGACTCCCAGCCTTGTAATACTTGTCGCGGGCGAACTGCCGCACCTTCTCCGCGATGTCGTGCAAGTCGATGTCGCCATGCACGGTCTGCGAGATGTTCTGCCGCGCTGCGAGGATGCGATTCACTTCCGCCTTGAGTTCGCTGATCGTCGAGGTCGCCTTAGCAATCCCCTTGTTCGTGAGGGGGATCGCTTCGTCCAGCGCGGTCTGCACGATCTGCTGCGCCTTCTTGACATTGACCGCCGCCAGCGAGGGCTTCAGGTAGCCGCGATAGACCGCTCCCGCGAAGTTCTGCGCGCCCTTCATGGCGAGGTTGCCGCCGTATTCCATCGCGCCGCCGATGGCCCCCGCGAGTCCGGTGTCGATCAGTCCTTCCTTCGCGCCTTCCACGAAGCCGCCGAGCGTCTCACTCGGGTTATTCACCAGACCGCTCGCCACGTCAGCGACGGCGCCGGGAATCTCCTTCGCGTGCTCGTAGAGATCCTGATACCCGCGCCCCGCCGCGCCGCCGAGGATGGCTCCCGGCACGCCGCCTGCGATCGCGCCCACGGTGGACCCGACCATCGGCCCTGCGCCCGTCGCCTTCTCCAAGTGGGACGGCTCTACTGGAACGCGCTGTCCGTTCACGACCGCGAAGTTCATCTCGGGAGCGCCGTCTGCCGTCCCACCAGCCGCCTGCGCGAGGGCGTCGTAATCAGGCACGCCGCCGTGCTGCGCGGCGAGTTTGTCGTAATCGACTTGAGGCGGCATTTACTTGATCCCCGCGCGTGTCTTGAACGCGTCCAGGTCGGCTTTGCTCTTGAAGGTGTAGGTCGTCCCGTTCGGCGCCTTCACGCTGAACGCGGTCGCGTTGTCCTTCGGTGCTGCCGCCTCTCTGGCGCGATACCGTGACACGTCATAGCCCGCATCTTCCAGCGAGGACAGCTCCTCGTCGCGCTTGCGGACGAGCGCGGCATCAAGACCGTTGAGTTTCGATGTCACGAGCGCCGGATCATCGGCAATCGTGGGGAGAATCTTCTCGTATTTGTATTCGTCTTCCTTGCGGAGGACGCCCCCCTCGAGACCCTTGCCAATGATCTGCTTCACGCGGTCGATGGTCGCTTGCTTTTGTTTGGCTTCGAGACCGAACCCGGTCGCATTAGTGACCCATTTCGGGACCGATGCGCCAAGCGCGGCCGTGTTGCCAGTGGCGCCAGCGACGCCGCTGAGTTCGCCACGGACGCTCTTGGCTTCACCGATCGCCGTGTTGATGTCCGTGATGCGATTGGCCGATCCGGCCGTCACACCACGCGGCTTCGGACCACCACCAGCCTTCTCTGGACGCTCCGGCGCTTCTGCGATGACCTTCCCTGTGGCGTCATACCGACGCCCACCCGGCGCTAGCGTAAAGCCCCCATCCGCACCAGCGGTCGCCGCCTTCTGCGCTTTGATGATCTCCAGCGCCTTGATGGCCTTCTCGTCCCCGGCTGCGGCCTGCAGCGCGATCGTGTATTCGTTCGGGTTGGGTTCGGTCTTCGCCGCGGCCGGTTTGGTCTGTTCCAGATACGTCTTGAAGTCCGCCCGCGCGAGAATCTGCTGCCGCTTCCACTGGTCGAACTCGTCCTGGTTCTGGAAGGTCGGCATCGGCGCATCGGCGCCCAGATACTTCTGCACTTCCGGCCACGCAGACGGGACCGCCTGGTAGTTCGACACGCCCATCAGCATCTTCAGCGTGTGGTCCGCGAACTGCCCCTTGAGTTCGTGCGCGGCGTCTGGGTCTTCACGCTCGAGGCGCACCAGCGCATCGTGCGGCGTCGGCGACGAGGCGAGGATCTGCTTGATCTTGGCCTGCCGCATCCGCGCCTCGCGGGCGTCTTTCGCCTGCGCGCGGGCTTCCTCCAGACCGAACGATTGCTCCTCGAGGATCTGCTCCCCGCGGCGGTTCGTCAGCGCACGGCTATAGGCCAGCGCCGGATCGTCCAGTTCGGGCGGCTTGATGTTCTGCGTGACGCGATAGTCGAGGGCCACTTAGATCCTCCCCTGCCGACTCGCGAGCCACTTTTGATAGGCGCTCTGACTCGCATCCGCGATCTGCCCGATGGCGCCGGTCGTCGCGTTGTTCGCGGCCACCGTCCCATTCGCCTGCGCGGAGCCGCGGTCGGTCGCGTTCCCCATCGAGTTCGTCGCGTAGGTGCTCGCGTTGTTCGCGGAGTTGTTCAACGCCTCGAGACCCATCGCGGACGTGCGATAGAGCTTGTCGAACGGGCGGTCCTGGTTGTCCTTGAACAGCCCGTAATTCTGGCCCTGCACCCCGAGGTCCATGTTCGCCATCTGGGCGTAGGCATCACCGAGGTAGTCGATGGACTTGCGCTGGATGGCCTGTTCGGTCCCCGGCGTGAGGAGCGTCCCTCGAGCCGCCGCGCCACGTTCGCCGCCCTGCCGAATCTCGCCCAGCGCGGCCTGCGAGAACGGCGAGTTGATGAACTCCTGCGGCGACATCAGGTTGAACTGCTTGTTGTAGGGCGTCAGGAAATTGCCCGCCTCGCCGCCGCCCCCCGCACCGCCGCCGCTGATGTCGTCCCACGCTGGCCCGATGCCCCCATCCAACCCCGCCGAGCGCACCGCCTGCACGGCGATGCCGCCGGGGAACGTGAGCTTCGATCCCTTGCTGCCGGTGATGGTCGCGCCGAACTCCGGGTGTGCGGCGACGAAGTTCTTCAAGTCCGTCGTCGTCTTGCCGCCACTGGCGTACCACGCCGCCTTGAAGCCCTCCGGGTCACCACGGCCAGTGCCGCCCGCACCGCCCGCTGCGGCCTGTGGGGCGGCGGCTCGCGCTTGCGCTTCTGGGGACGCCTTGATCGCCGCTTCGACGGCCTCGACGCCGTTCGGATTGTTCGCCCAGCCCTGGATCTCGTCAGGCGCACCCTCACGCCCCAGATACTGTTGGTAGAGCGCCTGCACCGCCGCGAGCTTCTGATCCTGCGGCGAGGGTGCGTGACTGGCGAACCAGTCGTCACTGGCTGGCTGCTGGAGTGCGCGATCGACGGCTGGACCTGCAGGCATACCGTTACCTCTTCGTCCCGAAGCGAGACATCAGACCGGACAGCGCGCCGCCGAACATGCCACCGGAGGGCTTGTAGTCAGCGGCCTGTAACTTATTGGCGAGGTCGGTCTTCTGCTGCCACTGGTTCTGCAACCCTTGCGCGGCTTGCGGGATGTCCATCTTGTTGAACAGCCGCCCCATCAGGCCGTTGGACCCCGCAAAGCGGTCCTTGAGGCCACCGAGTTGACCCGCGAAGTCCGGCGGCTGCGTCAGCGCGTCCATCGGGCCGCCTGATTGCCCGTAGCCCACGGGCGTAAAGGGCGTCGGATGCATCGGGTCGGGCCGGGGCACGCCTGCATACCGCTCATTGGATTGCTGCACGGATTCCGGCGTGCCGTAGGCGGCCCCAGGCTGCTGCGTCAGCCACGGCGGGAGGCCGCCCTGCTGGAGTCCTGGGTCATACACCGGACGCCCGTCAATACCCACGCCACCCGGCTGTCCACCTGGCCACTGCTTCAGGTCTCCCGGCATCCGGCCCGTCATGCCGCCCGGTCCGGCGTCGGGCGTGTTCTGCATCCACGGCGGGAGCGTCCGTCCCGCGATGATGCCGCCGCCGTCGTATTGAGGCGAGCCATCCTGCGGCGCTTGCTGTTGCGGCTGCTGCGCCTGCGGCCCAGTCGGCGACGCCCCCGGCGGCGGGTCCACCTGATTCGGGCCGTCGTCGTTGGCGTCCCAGTACGGTCCCTGCGGCGATCCCTTCCAGCGTCCCATATGTGCCTCAGTTCATACCGGGGCCGTTGTTACGCCCCGCGAGTGTGCCGTCTCCCGGCAGTGATCCCATCGGCGGCGTGACATTCGGCAACCCGCCGAGAATCTTCGCGCCGAGACTGACGAAATGCCCCGCCTGCGCCTGTGGCACTTGTCGGGTCTGTCCATTCGGCGCCTGTAGCGTCACCATCCCGCCACCACCCTGCTGCGGCGGTGGAGCGGCCTGTGGCGGCGCCTGATAGGCCGGCAGGCCCAGACCTGCGGTGAGTTGCCCGAAGGCGCCGGTCCCACCCTGAATGTAGGGCGCGTACTTCCCTTGGTTCTCGCGGTAGACCTGTTCGTTGATCGCCTGCGCGCGGTCGGAGGCGGCGGTGAGTTGGTCGGTCGCCTTCCCGACCGCTCGATTCGCCAGTATCCCGTTCACTGCGGCTCCTGCCCCTTTGATGAGGGCTGGTGCCACCAGCGAGGAGAAAATGCCGTGACTCGCCGCGCCTGCGGCACCCGCCGCGCCTGCTGCCGCACCAGCCCCGGCCAGTCCCGCGCCGCCTGCGCCCAGCGCGCCAGCCCCGCCCAGTCCTGCCGCGAGTGTCGAGCCACCACCCAGCGCGGGCGCGGCAGCGGCTCCTGCGCCGAGTCCACCCGCCCCGCCAAAGGCGCCCAACGCCGCCCCACCCGTGAGGGCCGCCGCACCACCGATCCCGGCGGCAATCAGCGTGTTCCGCAGTTTGTGGCCCTTCGGGTTGAAGTTCCCGCCGGGGTCCACCTCGATCGCGCCTTCATCGATCTGCGCGCCATGCGCTTGCGCCAGTTTCAGCAGTTGCTGGCTCTGGCTCTTGGACAGTTTCACGCGCGCCGGGTTCTGCCCCCACTGCGCGAGTTGCTGCAGATACCAGGGTTGGACCCGCAGCCACTGGTTGACGGCATTGATGGACGATTCGGAGTCGCCTTTGTTGACGGTGTAGGTAGCCATTTATTTACTCAGGCCGTAAACGCGTATCGTCCCGCTGGCGATATTGCCGCTCGAGAACAGGACCTGCACGCCGGTCAGCGCCGTCGTCGCGGCATACAGCGACCCGATCTGCGCGCCCACGTAATTCCCCGAACTGTCGGTGATCGACAGGTGCCCGATGAACTGCTTATGCACGCTCGTGCTTTGCGGACTAAAGAGTTCCACTCGTCCGCTGGCGCCTTTCGTGGCCGTGTTGATCAGCGAATTGCCGATCTTCATCTTGGTATCGCCGGCGTTGCCGAGGTTCGCGCCGTTCGGGATCTGGCTGTATTGCAAATAGGCCCAGGTGTAGTTGGCGCCCGTGTCCCACGTCGGCCCGCCCCCCGTGCCCACGCGCATCCAGAGGTCGGCGGTGCTCGTCGCCGGCAGGACATTCAGCAGTTCAAACACATACGTGTCGTAGGTGCTGCTGATGAACGTGGTGAAGTCCAGCGAGGCCGATGACGAAGCCGTGTGCTGCTCGAGGAGCACGCACGACCCGCCGCCGCCCGCCGCCGCGAAGGTCGGCGTCACGCCCGCGCCGCCACTCGTCAGGACCGTCCCCGCCGCGCCGGGCGTGATGCCGCCAAAGGCGCCCGCGTTGTTGTATTGCACGTCCTTGTCGCTGCCGCCGGGGGTGCCGCCGCCACCCGTCGCATTGAGCGTCGTGCCGCTCATGCTCAAGTTCGTGCCCAGCGTCAACTCGCTGTAGGCGGCGCCCGACCCACTCGCACCAGAGCCGAGGAGTTTGCTATTCGCCGCCGCATTCGCGATCTTGGCGAGCGTGACGGCACTGTTCGCGATGGTGGTCGCCATCGTGCCCGCCGTCGTCACATCGCCAGACAGATTGCCGCTCGTGATCGACGAGGCGCCTGAGAACGCCGTGAGGTTCCCACTCGCAGGCGAGCCGGTCGTCGTGACCGTGCCGCCCGCGCTCGCCGCGCCGCTGTAGGTCTCCCAGGTCGCCCCGTCCCAGCGTTCGGTCACGTCTTCATCGGTGACGAACCATAAGGTTCCCACCGTGAACGGCGGGCTGGCGAGACCTTGGTCGGCGCGCGTCCCGCGCCGATGGATGTCAGGAACGGTCGGCATCAGTGGCCTCTCATGGCGTCGCGAAGGGTTCCCAGGTGAGTCCGGTGCTGCGCTCGATGCGGAAGCCCTCATCGATCACGCTGTAGAGGCTACCAGCAATGACGGCGCTCGCCGCAGGTTGTGTAGCGCGATTCCCGCGCAGTGTGAGCGCCGCCCAGCCGCTGTAGGGCGTGAAGATCGTCAGCGGCCGGGTCACCACCGCGCCGCCACTGACGGATGGGGGTCGCAGGAGCGCCGTGCTGCTGATCGTGCCGCTGGTCACGGCGAGGGCCGTCGAGACCGTGGCGACGGTTGGCGGGTCGAGCACCGTCGTGCTCGAGACCGTGCCGAGCGTGACGGCCACCGGGCCGACTGTGAGCGTCGGGGCGGCGAGGCTCGCCGTGCTGCTGATGGTGCCGGTGGTGACGGTGACGGCGCCGGGGCTGACCGTCGTCGGGGCGGTGACCGCGAGTGTCGAGGCGATGGCCGCGCCCGTGACGGCGACTGGTCCCGGCGCCACGCTGGGCGCGGTGACGGCCAGCGTCGTGGGGCGCGTGCCGCCAGTCACGGCCACCGGACCCACCGCGACGCTCGGCGCGGTCAGCGCAGCGGTTGACGCGACGGTGCCGCTGGTGATGCTCTGAATCAGTTGGACCGACGTGGGTGCGGTCGCTGTGGAACCCGACGCGATCGCGGCGGTCGTGACGCTCTGGTCGGCAGACACTGTCGGCGCGCTGGCCGCAGACCCTGAGGCGATGGTGCCACCCGTGACCGCCTGCGTCGTCGCGGACGGCGCGAACTCGGCCTCGATCAGCAGCCCGTCGAAATACTGGTCGGGGTTCACATCGACTGCCGCCGGTGAGCCGAAGCGCACGCGCAGCGCGTTGAACTTCGCGGCGGTCCACGCGGCTCCCGTCGAGGGCGCATTGCGGTAGCCTGCGCCGCCGAAACTCATCGTCGTCGTCCCGGCAATCGTCGTGCGGGAGAGGACCGGTGGCGACCCCATCGTGCCGCCGTCGTTCAGCCGCACCTCCATGTTGCCCGTGCCGGTCGCCGCTTGATGGACCGCCGCCAGCACCTGGACATGGCGCGGCCCCGTGGTCGGGGTGCTGATGCCACTCGCTGGACCGATCACGCACTCCACGTATTCGGCGGCTCCAGCCGGAGCGGCCATGTTGACGAAGGTGCCCACCGTGGTCGTCAACGGCACCTTGCTCACCAGCGTGTTGACGTCGGTCGTGCTGTTCGTGATCGCCGTGGCGGTGAGGGTTCTGAGAAAGCCTGACGCCGTGACGACGTTGTGTGTGCCGTCCGAGGTCGGCGTGAAGTGGTTGACGAAGCCTGCACCGAGCGGGTAGTCCGCAGCGGTTTCGCTGATCAGCACGTCATCGAAGTAGACATCGGCCGTGATGGACCCGCTGTAGGGACGCACCCCGTATTGATCCGAGGGTTGGGCCGTGCTGTCCCCCGTGCCGGAGGCTTGTGTGCAGGCCACCCCATCGACCTGCACGTCACAGGTGTCGGTGCCTGCGGTATTGAGATTGAAGTCGTAGTCGATGCGATACCAGACGCCGGTCGTCACCGCGACGCCCGTGCCAGCCCCGCTCAGCGTGCCGCCAATGGTCGCGAAAATCTTCGCCGTGGACGCCTGAAAGGCAATACCCGGCCCCGCCCCACCAGTCTGATAGACCAGTCGGCAGTCCGCTGTGGGCAACGTCGCGAAGTAGAGGTAGAAGCGTCCGATGTGTCGGGAGCCTGCGAAGAGCGGCGTCTCGACCGCCGTCCAGGTGGAGGCCGTGAGATTACAGCGCAGGGACCGTGCCCCGCTCCTGACGATGGCGGTGGAGATCGTCGGGGAGCCAAGGATGATCGACCAGTGCTTCCCGCCCGTCGGGGCGATGACGCCGCACTCGAAGCCACAACACATGACTGGGGATGCCATATGTTATAATCCGGCGTCGTGCGACGCACCGCAGCAGAACTGGCTTACTACCGACGCAACGCCGCAGATCCCGAATGGCGAGAGCAGCGAAACGCCGCACGGCGAACAGGACGGCCACTCGGGCGTCCGAGTATCCCGCTGGCAGAGCGCATCTGGACGCACATCCGAAAGACTCCGTCGTGTTGGTTGTGGACGGGCGCGATTGACAAAGATGGCTACGGCCACACAGCCGAAACGGTCAACGGAGTCATTCGACAACTGAAAGCCCATCGTGCCGTCTATGAATTGCTCGTCGGCCCCATTCCGACAGGCATGACACTCGACCACGTCAAGGCCAATGGCTGCACCTCTCGGGCGTGCGTCAACCCCGCCCACCTCGAACCGACGACGGTGCGCGAGAACATCATTCGCGGGATCGGCCCAGCCACGGCTGCCGCGCGCAACGCGGCCAAGACGCACTGTCCCCGTGGACATCCCTACGACGCGCGCAACACGCGTCTGGACAGACAGGGGCGACGCCACTGCAAAGCCTGTCATGGGTGAGTCCAGAGGAGACGCTAAGTCCTTTGTTTACTATAAGTTAAACCATCCGGCCGCGTTCACCGTCACATTAATATTTCCAGAATTTGGCGTGACGGGCATTCCGGTCATGGAGGCGTCGTAGAACCCTATCAACTGGTCCGCGATCGGCGAGGTCGTCGTGTCATCCCACAGGATGATCGCCTCCGACTGCACGCCCGTGACGGCCGTCCATGTAAAGTCGGCGGTGTCGAACACGCCGTCCACGCCAGTCGGCGAGGTGAGCTGCGGCGACACGGCGATCTTCGCGCCTGCCGCCACGTCGGTCGCATAGGACGTATGCGCCGCACTGAACGTGTAGGCGCCACTGTCGATCAAGGTCGCCTTGATCACGTCGGCGTCGAGGTCGATGGTCTTGTCCAGCAGCAACGACTGCTTGAACTTGTTGTAAAGCGCATTCGCGATATAGCTACCCAACCTTTCCTGTGAGCGTAATTGCCGGGACGATAATCATCTGGTCAGGCGGTCTACTCTCGACCGGACCCGCCATGAGCCGTGCGGTGCTGGTGATGACGGCGTCTGCGCCGAACCCGTTGCTGAGGAAGCGGCGCCATCGGGCGTGCATCCAGGTGACAAACGCCGCGTCCCACACCGGCACCCCTTCCGCGAGGATGGCAATCGTCCACGCGGGCTGCACGCGCATCTGCGCGGCGCTGCCAAACGCCCTGCGTCCGAAGCGCGCACAGTTGTCGCGCACGAGGGTGAGCGACGGCTCGCGCACCGCCGCGACGGTGTAGTGCCACTGACTCCAGATTTGGTGCGCTGAGTTCGGATTCATGGCGTGGGGCCGTATTGTTCCCAGACCGTGCCGTTACTGCGCTCGATCAGATTGCCTTCATCCGTCACCGAGTAGAGCGTGCCCTCGGTGACCTCCGTCGCGTCCGGTTGGGCGGCACGGGTGCCTGCCTGTATCAGGTCATCAATCGCAATGTAGGGCACGAAGATCGTGGCGGTAGGATTCGTCATGGCGTCGGCACAAATCCCATAATCGCGTCTCCGTTGCTGTCGAACAGTAATTCTGGGGTTACAGGATCTCCATTCGTAATTACGCTCCAGTAGCCGTCGCCGCCCCCGCCCGTAATCTCCACGTTCTGCGCGAACTGCAGCAGCCCCTTCTGGTCGACGGTGAACTGCCCGACGTGCGTCGCGTCGCCATACGTTCCCGGCGTCACGGCGCTGTCATTCAGGCCGATGACCGGCGTGTCGCCGCCCGTCGAACTGAGCGGCGACGACGCGCCCACCGACTGCACAAACGTGCCGCCGCCGAACTCCGACAGGCGATTGAAAACATTGTACCAAAAGACCGTGAATTTCCCGTCTGGGTTCAATGCTGGCTCTTGCGCCGAGATATTAAATCGTTTGATGGCCAACTAGATCGCCTTCAATACGTTAAACTAGAACGTATGCCGAAAGGGACGCGCGGCACCGATCATCCGAAAGCCAAACTGACCGAGGCCGATGTCTATGCGATTCGCCAGAGCACGCTCTCGCAGCGATTCCTGGCGACTCGCTATGGCGTCTGCGGCGATGCGATTCGCCGGATTCGGACGCGCGAAGGCTGGAAGCATCTCCCTGAGATCGCGCCGATGCCGTCGCCAGAAATCTGGCGCCCTGTGGTCGATCCGGGTTTCCTCGGTCGCTATGAGGCGTCCAACTTCGGCCGCATTCGCAGCACGCGCCTGGGACGCATCGCCATACGGACGACCCTCAATTCGACCGGCTATCCGGCCGTGATGTTGTACTGCCAGTACAAGGTCAAATTCGCCAGTGTGCATCGACTCGTGGCGGCGGCGTTTCTCGGACCCAGTGTGCTGTGGGTCAACCACAAGAACGGCAACAAACTGGACAACCGCATCGACAATTTGGAGTATGTGACGGCGAAGCAGAACGCGCACCACGCGCAGCGCATTGGTCTCTATCGACGTGGCGAACAACATGGCCGCGCGAAGTTGACGACGCCCGATGTGATGTTCATCCGCGGATGCGACGTGGGCGCGACGACGCTCGCACGCCAATATGGCGTCACGGACTCCACGATTAAGGCGATTCGGGCAAAAAGGATTTGGAAGCATCTGCCCTAACTCGACCCTTGCCTGACATTGGCCCACATTTCTACGAGATCCCACGCGACGGCGTCACTGGCGACCACGCGGAACACCCAATCACGGGACTGGCCCAGTTGCATCCACCGCAGCCGCTTGGTGAACTCCCCGACCTTCCCCGCCGACATCCAGCGTTCGGCGCTCCACGTCTCGCCGCCGTCTTTCGAGTACTGGAGCATCATCTGCGGGTCTGGCGCCTCCGCGTTGCCCACCCCGGCCTGCAGATACACCTCGAGCTGATCGACAAACAGGAGCAGATTCGTCTCGTTCAGGTGCGCGAACTGCCGCAACCGCCGAATGACGCGCCGGTCGGGCGGCGGCGGCCCCGGATGGGCCTCGACGCCCACCGCAAACCAGATCACGTTCGGCGCCGTCCCGTCCGTGTCGGTGAACGTGAACGTCGCGAGGCCATCGTCCCCCGTGATCGGGGCCATCGTCATCCGATTGTGCAGGACCGTCCCTGCGCCCACCGCCGTGCCGCTGACCGTCAGAGACTGGTCCGAGAGCAGGTTCATGCCCTCGACGGTGGGCGACGGGCCGATGGTCGATTCCCCCGTCCAGACACTGGCGACGTGGGTCCGGTCGGTCACGCCGATGGACAGCCCGCAGACGGGTGCCTGGATGGCCGTGGAGACCGGGTAGCCATTTGATGCCACCACGATCACCTGCGGGTCCAGGCCGAGGTCGATCGTCATGGCGCCGTCCACGAGCGGCGCGTCAAAGGTGCCCGCCTTACAGACGATCCCGTCCCCGCTGAACGCGATCTGCCCCATCGCCGGGGCGCCAGACAGGCCACCGGCTCCGGTCCCCGTCCACGAGGTCGGCCCCCACGTCCCGACAATCGGCACGCCGGATTCCTGCTGCGGCGGGACGGTCTCCGAGTTGATAACGACCGGCACGCGGTCGTGGAGCTGCACCGTCGCGTTTTGGGTTTGCAGCTTGTACGTGGTGCCCGCGCGCACGCCGTCGATGGTGTCCCAGCCGATGCCCTGCAACGCGCCGCCCGCGCCGGTCGCGGCCGAGGGCGCCGCGTTCGTGTAATAGGCCAGCGACACGGGCAACAGCACGCCCTGCGGTGCCGCCGTGGTCGGATGCACACTGTTCCAGGTGCCCGTGGTGATGTCCACGTTCCAGCCGTCGCCGCCCAGCACCAGCACCATGCGGGCGACCGTGGTAAACGGCGTGGTCTTCTTGTCCCAGGTAATCGTGAAACTGCCCGACGCCACGGCCGTGATATAGCCAAAGTCGAGGATGTCGCCGCCAAAGAAGGGATACGGGCCGTTGGTGATGAAGCTATAGCGCGCCCCGCCGCAGCCCGACACGGTCTTGAGGCCCACAAACCCGCTCACGTCGCCCGTGCCCTGCGAGCCGCCGTGCGTCGCGCCCGTCGCGATGCCGGAATTGAACAGCGTGCCGTAGGCCGGGAACTGCACCAGTTCATTCAGCGGCGACGTGCAGCTCCATGTCAGGAACGTATGGCCGAGAAACGGCACGCCCGTGCGCCCATCGGTGATGCCCGTCACCGTTTGGGTAAACGGCGTCGTGCCCGTGGCGTCGTCAAAGACCTTGACGCAGCTATAGAGCGCCACGTCAGGCGCTCCCCTCGCGCACGGTCGCCCAGAGTTGCGCGAGATGCCAGATCGTCGCGTCGGTCGCGGTCACGCGAAACGTCCAATTGCGGGCCTGTCCGAGCTGCATCCAGCGGAGGCGGCGCCGGTATTCGCCGACCTTGCCCGCGCTCGTCCACCGTTCGGCACTCCAGGTGCGCCCGCCATCTTTGCTGTACTGGAGCATCATCTGGGGATCGGGTGCGGTCGCATTCCCCTTGCCTGACTGAATGTAGAGTTCCAGGTGATCGATGAAGAGCAGCAGATGCGTCTGATTGAGATGCGCGAACTGGCGCTGGCGGCGAATCACCCGAATCCCAGGCTCCGGCGGTCCCGGTGTCGCGTGGCCGGTCTGCATCGCGCCAAACCACCAGACTAAGTTCGCAGTCACTCGTAATACGCCGTCATCTCCACGGTGCCGGTCGCGGACAGATTCGCGACGATCGCCTCCGCGGTGATCGGGAGATAGTTGGTCGAAAAATCCCACGTCGTCTGCCCGCCAGCGGCGGTGAGATACCGCTTCCCGAACACCGCGCCGCTATTCAGCGTGGAGACCTTGAGGCCGACGACGACGGCGGTGGACGCGTGCGCGTTGGAGGCTTCGACGCGCAGCAACTTCCGCGTGCCGCTCGCGACGAGCGTCGTATCGCCCGACGCGGTGACTTGCAGCGCGGTGACACTGAGCGCCACCTTCTCGGCGGGCGCCACCAGCGTGAAGACCCGCGCGCCTTCCGCGCCCGAGGACTTGGCGACGAGGCCGATGCCGAGATAGACCGTGTCGCCACTGAAACTGCCCTGTGCGGCCCCGATGGCCGTGGCGTCTGGAATCGTGGCGGGGGTTAGAGACTGCGAGACGAGGTTATCAGCCAAAGCATGGTTACCTTATGTAGACGGTGATAAACTCGCAATATGCGACCACGGAAACCTCTTGACGGACTCACATTTGGCCGACTCTACGTGATCGGCGTGTCCGAGAAACGCCTGAGCGGAAAACTGGCGTGGGAGTGCCAATGCCAATGCGGCAAGCGGACCACGGTGATCGGTGAAAATCTGCGCCGAGGTGATACGCGCAGTTGTGGCTGCCTCCACCGAGAAAAGGTGTCTGCCGCAATGCGTACGCACGGGCAGAGCAATCCTCCCACCCCTGAATACACCGTCTGGTCCCAAATGCTCGCCCGATGCACCAATCCGAACACGCGGGAATGGAAGTATTGGGGCGGCCGAGGGATCACGGTCTGCGACCGCTGGCGCCACTCGTTCGTACACTTCTTCGCGGATATGGGGCGCAAACCCAGCGCGCAGCACTCGCTGGATCGGGTGAACAACGATCTCGGCTATTCCGCTGAGAATTGCCGCTGGGCCACGCCGAAAGAACAGGTCAAGAATAGACGCGTCAGTTACAGCCAGAAGTTGACAGAGGCCGCCGTGCTGGACATGCGCGCCAGCGGTGCCTCCGCTGCGGTGATGGCCGAGAAATATGGCGTGAGTATCTGGACGGTCTACGCCGTTCGCAGTCACCGACGTCACGCCGACACCTCATCGTCTAAGTAGGCGCTGTCCCAGTGGTACGTCCAGCCATTCAGCCGCGAGCCAAGAATGTGTTTACCGAAGGCGAAGCAATGGTATTTGCCAATGTGGTGTTGCCACACGCACGCCGTCGAATCCCAGAGGCTGCGCTCGTGCCACTGCTGTTCCGCGACATCCCAGACGAGTGTCGTATCCACACCTTCGATGTTCCACGACACCCAGAGATGCCCGTCGATCTGCGCGGCGAACGCGACGGCACTCGCGAGGTCGGTCGCCGCCTGGATCTTCAGGTCGATCCCGTAGGTGGTCGTCCGCACCGCGCTATAGCCTTCCTGCCGCGAGGCGATGCCCGTGCCGCGCTCGTCCTTGACGAGAAAGACGACGCTGTTATCGGCCCGCACGGCCCCGAACGGCGCCGACGAGCCGAGCTCCATCAGCACGCCCTGAATGGGCTGAAAGGGTGTCAGCGCGTCGCCGGTATCCGACCACGATTCCGAGGTCTGCGAGCCGAGCAGCAAGAGATCCCGGTGCGTGCGGATCATCGTCACGATGTTGTCGGAGGCAATGGAGCGTTCAAACACGTCCAGCGCGTCCCAGCTCGTGCCGTCCTCCAGCGCCGAGAACGCCACGCGGCGCGTGTCGCGAATCAGGACGAGGAAATAGCCGTCCATGAACGCGCACATCGAGACATCCGCCGGAAAGTCGGGGTCGGTGATCTGCGTCACGACGTTGGTCAGCAGATCGAAGATGTAGCCGAAGCCCGCTGACGTAAAGAGCAGTTGATGGCCCGCCGAGCCGTTGCTGGCGAAGCTCACGGGCGTATGGTCCGCGTCGTCGGCCACGAGCGCGGTGTTGATGACGGTGCCGTCCGCGAGCAGCTCCCCGAAATAGATCCCCGCGACGCCGAAACAGCGCCCATCGAGCTCGAACAGCCCGCGCATCGGCGTGCCGGGAAAGAGACCGAAGGCGCGCACCCCCGGTGTGGGACGCAGCCACTTCTGGACGAGCGGGGATCCGGGCGTGGCGGTTTCGGGATACCAGTTGATCGTGCGGTCGGCGTTGACCGTGACCGAGGCGAGGAGATTACTCGGTCCTGCGAGGCCGGGAATCGCGATCCGGGGCATCAGGCATTCCCGTCAGACAGGATGTTATAGCTGCCTCCCGGCACACTCGGCTGCAGGGCCGCATCGAGACTCAAATCACTCGGCTTGTAATTGCTGCGTTTCAATTGCGCGAGGCTGGTCGTCGCCATGCGGTCCACCAGCGGGTCCAGCGGCACGCCGAAGGCCGGTGTGGAGAGTTCCAGCGCCATGTTCCACTCGAGCGCGCGGGCATACCCCGGCGGGAGCACCACATAGGTGGACAGCGCACTGAACTGCGGCGTGAGATACGGCGTGTAGAGCGCCAGCCCGTTGACCCCGGTCGTGGGATTGGGCCAGAGCCACACTTCGCCCAGCGGGTCCAGCGGCTGGTAGTAGTACTGCGTCGGCTGCGTCGAGGTCTGCCCCTTCACCCCGATCAGCCGGTATTGTTCGTCGGTGAGCGATTGCAGCGGAATCTCCGTGACCGGCGTCGTGTAGTTCAGCACGAGGCCCGCGCCCTGGATCACGGGAGGTCGCGCGGCCGTCCCCGTGTCAAAGTCGGGTGTCTCCGTCGTCGGCCCGATGCTGTAGGACTGCTGATTCGCGGTGAGCGTGTAGACGGTCCGCTCCACGACGAGCACGGTGAGGCTCTGCGTCGTCCACGAATCGATCAACTGCTGGAGCGCGGCGAACGCCTGCTGCATCGTCGCCGCTTCAGGCGTTTCGCCCTGGCCGACGATTCCGACCTTCTGACAGGCCGCGGTGAGCAGACTGCGCGCCGTGACGGTGATCGACATTTACGACCCCGTCAGCACCGTCACGATTCCGTTGACAACCCTGATGGAACTTATTGTGGTGAACGGACCCGCCGTCACGCCGGTCACGCCCGAATCCGCGATGAGCTTTCCCGTGGTGCCACTGAACACCGCGATGCGCCCACTCGTCGCACTCGCCGGTCCCACCACATCGCCGGCCGCCGCCGTGACTCCGGCCGGAGGATTCGACGGGAAGACCACCATCGGGGCGCCGTCCGCGATGCCGCTGATCGGCGCGGCCGACAGGAAGTCCTCGACATCGCCGAGGGTCACCGCGTCCGACGCCGCGCCCGTGGTCGCACTGGTGCCCAGCACGCCGCGCTGCACGCGCACGGCGCCCGCATTCAGCACGGTGATCACCTTGGCGAACTCGGCGCCCTTCTCCACGATGGCGCCTGGGGCGGCGGTCGCCGAGGAGGTCAGATAGAGAATCTGGTCGTTGAGGCCCGCGGCTCGCGCGAGGGTCGTGTTGACGGTTGCCATCATCTACACCTGGTACAGCGCCACCAGCAACGTGGCTGTGGTGGTCCCCGCATTGACGCGCTTCACCGCGAGGGGCAGAATCTCGCCCGCCACGGCGGTAAAGTTCACGGCCGAATCATCCTGAAAAATCGCCACGACGATGCCCGCCCCGCCGACAAACACCGCATCGGTCAGGCGGTCATCTTTGCGGATGTTGACGGTGTCGCTCGTCGTGATCGCTTGCGCTTTGTTGAACGGCTGAATCTGCATGGATGCCTCAACAGAGGCAGACGACGAGCGCGAGGCCCGCCGTCCACCATGAACAGATTTAGGCGATGGTCACGTTCGCCGTCGCGAGCGGTCCCCAGACGCCGCCCTGCGCTTTGATCGTGATGGACGCCCCGACTTTGGCGGCGAACGTCGCAATATCGCTGCTGGTCGTGTCGCCATAGAGACCCGCGAGATACGTGACGGTGTTCGCCACGGCCACGGTGCCGATGATGGTCACCACGTTGGTCTGGTCACGCGCCGGTCCCAGCAGCGTCATCGCCGCCGCGGTCGCCTTGGTCAGGTAGATCGTGGTATCGACGGTCGGAATCGCGATCGCGCCGTCCGCGCCGTAGCTGACAAACGGGGCGCCGCTGGGTGTGGTGAAGTCGGACGGCACGCCGTAGATGGCCGCCGTGAGGTTCGCGTGGGCCGCGGCGAGCGTGCCCTGTTCGCCCCGCGCGACTTGCACGGTGGGCGACAGCGTGACATCGGTGACGAGCATTTTCTCGCCGTCCAGCATGAGCAGCATCTTCTTCGCCACCCCGGTCCCCGAGGTCAGCTTGACGGTGGTCGCATTGGCCGTGACGGCGCCCGCGAGTGTGGTTTTGGTGAGTGCCATGATGTCCTCCCCTAACCCGCGATCCGGCAGACGAGTTCCTGCCGCAGGACGGTGACGCCGTACAGGATGTCAAACCGCTGAATCCACTGGTCGGTCACCGCGATGTAGTCGCGGATATAGCGCAGCGACAGCCCCGACTTGCGCGAGGCCATACGGCTGGATTTGTCGGTCCCATCCGGCTTCGGCAGATCGACGCAGGCCAGCGTGCCAAAGTCCTTGTTGAACATCATGTTCTGCGGCGAGGACTTGCCGGTGATGGTCGAGAACGAGGCCGCGGCCACTTCGTAGACGAACACCGCGGCGTTATCGGCCGGCAGCGCATTGACGTTCTGCAAGGGTGAGCCGGGGCCGACCATCGCGGGGCTGATGCTGATCGTCATCGCACCGGCCGTGTCGGTTACGGTCTGCGTCACGACGAACTGCGCGCGGGCGCCCGTGCTCTGGTAGGTCTGCGGATTGACGTAGAACACGTTGTCGAACGAGACGACATCGCCCGCGTTCAGCGTGCTCGAGGTCCACGTCTTCGTGAGGATGGAACTGCCCGACTGCGTGGCGCCGTCCACGAGCGGCGTGCCCGCGAGCGTGCCCACGGTGTGGACATAGACGCCCTGATCCATCTTGAACATCGTCCCCAGCGCGCGGCCCATCTCGCCCTCTTCGTAGATGTTCGAGATGTTCTGCGCCGGGTTGTAGTTCGTATAGACCGCGTTGCCGATCTTCTGTTCCGCGATCGGGCTGAGCAGCGTCGTGCGGTCGCCACTCGGGGCGGCGCCGTTATCGAGCTTCGTCTTCGCGCCCCAGTAGGTGTCGAGCGAGGTGGGCGTGGTGCCGGGGGTGCCGACGACCTGGTTCGCGCCCAGCGCCAGCGAGCACACGTCCTGATTGACGAGGTTCGCGAGGCGCACGATCTGCGGCTTCAGGATGCGGTCGGTGTACTCGTCGATGTTCAGGACGAGATCCTGCGACGACACCTGCGTGTCAATGCCGCGCTGATAGGCCAGCGTGAGCGGCACGTAGGTCTCCTGAATGCTTTCGATGTTCGCGGCCTGTCCGAGCCGGCCGATGAAGCGCGCGGGCTTGCGGATGTTCAGGGTCTGCCCCAACACCGCGCCCCCGAACTTGAACTGGTCGTCGTAATTGCGGTTGATGCTCTTGGTCGCGTTCAGCGTGTTATCCAGCACCGCCAACGCGCGGACGGTGATGATGTCGTTCGTGAGAAATTCATTCGCCACAGGAGACGCCTCATTCAGCGCCTCCGTTTCGCAGCTTCAGCCTTGCGGTACGCCTCGATGTGGGCATCGGGGTCCAGCGAGCCTAAGCCGGTCACGGACGGCGCAGGGGCTGAACTCCCAACTGGATTAGGTGGGGCGGCAGCGCGTGGATAGGGGCGGGCGACGGCTGATCCAGTACGGGCGCCAGCAGACGCGGCCACTTTCATTTCGAGAATGTCGCGGACAAATTCGGCATCTGTAACAGGACGCTTCGCAAAGCGTTCGGTCAGATGGATTCCCTCCTCAGGATGCGTCGCGAGGAAGGCGAGCAAGTCGTCGGACTGGGTGGACCCGATCACGGCGTCCTGAATCACGGGCGGAAACTCATGAATCCCGTACGCGGCATAGGTCGCGTTCGCTGTCTTGACCATCTGGTCAAAGTCTGGATATTTATGCGTGCGCGCGTGGTCGAGCCGTTCGGTGTGGCCGTTCCACGTCTCGCGCAGTGTGGCTTCTTCGCGTTCCGCCTGGATACTGCGCTGATACGCGGAGACTTTCTGGTCGGCTTTCCAGTCGATCTTGGCGTCGTTCCAGTCGTCCCACGATTGGTCGGGGTGGGTCTGCAGATACTCGTCATAGGACGGGAACTTGTCGCCTTGCACGCGCTCCGGGGTCCGTTCCGGCTGGCGGGTCTGCTGCCGTTCGGATTCCAGCGTCGCGAGGCGGGCCTCGAGGGCCATCCGGGCATCGCGCTCCACCGCCAGTTTGCGCGTGGCCTCGAGCATCCGCGCCGTGGGGTCATTGCGAGGTTTCCCCGGCTTCGCAGGAGCGGTCGTCGTGGCGGCAGCGTCTGGGGTCACGTCCGAAGAAGGCGGAACGGACTCGCCAGACTCCGGGGACGGCGACTCCCGCACCGCCGGGGACTCGATCGGGGCGTCGGCAGACGCCAGCGCCGCGCGCGTGTCCGCTTCCTGGCCGGGAGACGTGGCGGCCACGATGCCGTCCACTTCAATCACCGACAGGGCGCCCGCGGTCTCACTCATCTAGGCCGCCACGCTCTTCTTGTGATGGCTGCGTGGGGCGGGCGGGTCCGTCAGCTCCAGGGCTTCCGTGGGCGACTCGCGCCAGCCCTCCGCCTTCGCCTGCTCGTCTTCCTGCGGCGTGTTCACGAGCATCAACCCTTCGACCGCGTGGAAGCGATAGCCGGGGTATTTCAGGTGCGCGTGCAGGTTGGGATTCGGGACGGCTTCCCCCAGCCCCTGAAACCGCGACTTGTCGCGCAGTTTCTTCTCCCACTCCAGCCGCTGGGCGGCCACGGACTGCGGCGAGGTGGACTGGTCGGCCACCAGCCGCTCCAGAAGGTCGAGACGGGCGGCAATATCAGCCGGTAACTGCTGGCTCATCGACACTCCTGTGAGGGGAACTGTGTAGCAAGTATCCACATCGGCACGGGCCTGTCAACCGTCTGGCGCGCTATCGCCATTTATTTGACGGCGTCATGTCAGCGTTTCGCTGACGACACGCGTCAGAATCGGCGTCTCGGTGTCATTCGTCTCGGCGCGCAGGGTCTCCACAAACGCCAGCCAGAGCCGCTCCTGGATCTCCTCCGAGAGGATGATCCCCGGTGTCACCGCCACAATGAAGGCGATCAGGATGGGGCGCAGTTGCGGCACCGTCACCACGACCAGTTCCGTCTCGGCCATCGTCGTCTCCAGTTACCGAATCTGCGGGATCAACCCGAACGACTGCAGCGCATACAGCACGAAGATCAGCACCAGCAGCACATCGATCACGACGATCACCTGCGGCGGGGCGCCAAACGCGCCGGCCAGCCGATGAATCGCCCAGTAGACGACCAGGAACACGACGAGGACGACGAGGAGCGCAATCAATCCAGGCATTCACACCCCCCAGAGGTTGTCGGCACTCGGCTCGAGCGGGTCCGCGGTGCAGCCGTAACACAGGCCGCCGCGCACGGAGGGACCACCGCACTTCGGGCAGGCTTTGAGCCGCGCTTCCCACGCGGTATCCGTGCGCCGCTTCGCCAAGGCAATCGCATACGCCAGCGTGCGCCACGGCTCGTACTGGTAGTCGGTCGGCAGCGGGGCGCGGCGGGCCTGATGGCTCATGCGGCGCGGCTCCGTTGCGCGGGTTTCGCTACGAGCACGTCAGCCCGGATCATCGACGTGAACGCCGGAATCGCGCCCACGCCCATCACCCCACTGTCTGCCGTAATCAACCGCAGCACGATCGCGCTCTCCGGTGACGAGAGGGTGACAGATCGCATATATGGGTCGCGTGGCAGCGGCAACCGGCCAAAGCGCCACGGCTCCCACTCGGCAATCGCCTGCGCCAGCGCCTCGATATGCGGGTCGCACGGCTCCGTCACAGCCCAATGCACCGTCAATTGGTCGGCGTAGACGAGCAGGCGCCGCCCCTCGCGTGCCGTCATCCCGATGAGGTCAGGCCGCGGCTCGTCGCCGCGCTGGACGGCCCAGCAGCGAGGCAACAGCAGCGCATCGTGGAGCGTGTCCCAGATGGCCTGTACTCTCATGTCGGCTCCGACGCGCCGCACCCCGTGGGATGCTGCACTTGCGGCGCCAGCCGTTCGACCTCGCACCAGGGAATCCCGAACTGCGTCGCGCGCGCTTTGGCCTTCGCCACGCGTTCCGGCGTCACACCCTTGCGACTGTTGACGAGGAGCGCCACGAGTTCCGCGGCGGTCATTCCAGCCCCGTCCCGTTCGGCGGCTGCAGCGCGGCCTGCTGCGCCATCTGGTCCGACGTGAACGCCGCGCCCTGCTCGCCCTGCTCGAGCGTCTGCTGATGCCCCAGATCGGCCATCTCGCGCTCGTGCTGCTGCTGCGCCACCATCGCCTGCTGGTCCGCATCGATCCCAATCAACGCTTCCATGTGCGCCAGCCGGTTCGCCCAGTCGTCCATCATGGCTTTAATCTCGGCAGAGGCCACGGTGCTCTCGGCCTGAATCCCCGCCACGCGAATCCGCACCTCGCCGTCCATCTGCGCCTGCTGCGTATCGGCCTGCGCCTGCACCTGCGCCTTCTCGAGGTCCGCCTGTGCCTGGATCTGCGCCTTCATCAGGTCGGTCTTGTTCTTGTCGGCGAGTTGCTGCAGCTCCTGCATCTGCTGCTGCATCTGATCCATCTGCTGCTGCACGTCCGGCGGAATCGGCGGCGGCTGCCCGTCTTCCGGCTCCTGCAGATGCGCCGGCAGGGACTTCCTCGCCATCGCCGCCATCTTCTTCGCGCCGGGGAAGTCCAGTTGCTCGATGTATTCGGGCAGCAGCGGCGCGGCCATTTCCGGCGGCAGATGCGGCAGCAGTTCGCCCATCGCGTCCGAGGCTTCCTGCCGCTTGGTCGTCGCCGTCTTCCCAATCTCCACCACGACGTGATACTGCCCGCCCTGCTGCAGGTCGATGATCTGCGGCGGGTTCTGCGGGTTCGTCACGGGCGGCGCGGGCAGCGGCCCCTTCGGCCCCTGCACAAACGGCGCATTGAGCATCGTCGGTTCGGGCTTCCCGTCTTCCCCGAGGATCTGCACGATGCGGCCGGGACGGTTCCCGTAGACCGGCGTCAGCATCTCGTTCAGGATCTTCCCCTCGAGCGTCATGCTGATCGTCGCGAGGTTGTCCAGGTAATTGCTGTTCGCCAGTTCGCTCTGCTGCTGCAGCGCCTGGATCGCCTTCCCGCTCCGGTGCGTCGGGTCCAACTGGCCGAGGCTGCTGGCGGGCGTCGCCGTCGTCTGCTGCACGAACTGCGTCGCCTGCATCAGCAACTGCGACACGGCCTGAATCGGCGGCTCCGAGAGCAGTCGCTCAATCGGGGGATACGGTTCGCCGCGGTCATTGAACGCGCGGCGCGGCAGATACGGCAGATTGCGGACGTTGGCCTGGTCCCACTGCGTCTCGTAGCCTTCGATCTGCTCCGGGTCCAGCATCGCCTGCGCCTTCACGCCGATCCCGACCGCTTCCGCGACACCCGAGGCGGCGTAATTCACGAGGCGCTGCGCGTCCATGGCGGGTTCCACGACACCCTTCCACAGCCGCACGCCGTTCAGGTTGTATTCTTTCGCGACGACCGGGACGATCGGGATGTACTGCCCTTCCCAGTCGGTCTCTTCGAGGATCTCGTTCGCGGTGATCTTGCACCAGCGCACCGCCCGCTTCTGCACGACGCGGCTGACCGGCTTATCACCGTCCATCACCGGCACCGCGCCGGGCGGCACGGGGTCTGGCGCCCAGATGGCCTGTTCCGAGCCGTCCGGCAGGGTATAGAGCGTCACCGTCGTCGGCGTGTACTCCGCGTACCAGTATTCGGCCACGCGAATCGTGCGTGTCGCCTCTTCGGCGCCAATCCAGCCCTTGTTCTGCTCCGCTTCGGCCTCGAGCTCCTGGCTGCTCGCCTGCGCCAGTTTCGCCTTCGGGAACTCCCGCTGGAAGCGGTCCTCCGGGTAGTCGGACCACTTGAACGCCCAGTCGCCGTCGCACGCATCGGGTTCC